AGTGGTGCTTACAATCGGTTTTCCACCGAACCCATCCGCTACGCCATCGACGCCTCGATCGTCCAGAAACAATTGGATGAAAGGGTCGCTTCTTCAGCAAACGTCAAGTTGAACAGGCGCGAACTCGAACGCTTGAAACGTGAGCGACGCCCGCCCGAGGAAATTCAAAAATTCTTGGTCGGCACGTCCTTCAAGAGCATCAAACCGGTGATCTTGAAACCCAATCACGCTCAGGCAGCAAAGATACCTTACGTGGTGTCAGCCTATCACGGGATGCCGAACAACCCCTCCCGGGGTGACGCGACCTACTATAGTGCAATCATTAACCGGTTGTACGATGGCAGGGAACACAGCGATTATCGGCAAATGAAACTGTGGGATGCGACTATTGGCAGAATGGAAATGCTGAAGTTGCTACCAACGCGGGCCGCCGCCGTATCGGACCGCGATGTGAACCCAGTTCTCAGTCCCCGCGACTGGCTTGATACCCAGTTTGGTCGCCGCGAAGAAAAAACCGCCTACGAGCGATACTCGGCTGCAATCGATGATGAGAGCCTCAATCCTGAGGACGAGTACTACTGTACTGTGTTCACCAAAGATGAGCCGGCGTTGCACAAAGGCGATGACAACAAGGGGCGCGGAATTTTCGTGCCTAACGTTTACTGGGTCGTATCGGTATCACCAATGGTGTATGCCGCCCAGAAGACGCTCACGCGTTGGTGGAAACCAATAGACAAAACGCACCTCGACTCCCCGGACACCGTCTTCATGACCAGCGGCACCACCTCGCTTGATTGCGCGGCTTGGCGCAAGCAGGTTGACGAGGATCTGGGGCCCTGCTTTGCCTTCGACATTGATCAAGCTAAATTTGAAGCTAATCAATCCGAGGAACAAGTAGCGTCGTCGTTGAAGACAATCGACCGATTGGCTTACCCGGTTGCTCCCGAGCTTCCGGCTGATGCGAAACGTCTCAAACTCCAGCGCGTGCTTGTAATCAAACAACGCATTGACAAGGAACGTTCCGCCATCGTCGCTCAACGCGATGGTGGTGTGCATAGCGGTGTTCCCAATGTCACCTTTACCAACTCGCATAACACTGTCGTGGCTATCATCGGTTACCTGCTCAGCATAGGTTTGACCGATTCTGAAATCCTCGAAAATGTCCGAATGTGCGTCTTGGGAGATGACAACACCGTTTTTGTATCCCAACATCTCCGAAACAGGTTTCCGGGTGAACAACACCTGATTGACTTTTATGCCACGGAATATAACTGGGAAGCGAAAGTGAACTTTTACGAGATCACCGACGTGGACCAGGTTGAATTCTGTAGCTGTTATTGGAGCCCTGCTGGTGATGGCACGTACATCTTCACCCCAAAAGCTGGACGCATTTTCTCCAAAACTATGCATCTCAGCCCAACCTTGCGTGACAAACATGTCCAGATCCGGGGCATGATTCGTGGCTTGGGCCACTTCAAGACAGGCGGGCTTGTTTCCCAAATGCTCAACGTTCTCGAC